CACCCGCACCACCAAACAATCCACCCGCAGCCGCACCGCCTAAAGCGGCTAAAACTACAGGGTCTTTAAAGGCGTCTACTAAGCCACCTAAAAATGATTGGTCTTCTTTAGTTTTTATGGTGTTTACAAGATCGCCAGTAGGACTGTAAACCTGAATTGGTGTTCCAACAGGGGATTTATAGTTAACATCGCCAGTTGGGACTTTTTCAACATAAACATTCTCAAGACCGCCAACTTGCTGATCCATACCAGAACCAGTAGTTTGATATTGAGGAGCAACACGAGTATCACCAAGGGTAACACTTGAGCCAGGAGGAACAGTAACCGCAACCCTAGAAAGTACCTCACCCTCTGACAAGCCAACAGCTTGAGCCATTTGAGCAGGAGAAACCCCATAGGTTTCCATTGCCTTAACAATTTGCTCATCGGTCATGCCTGGATTCCTAAGTAGGAAATCCACAATTTCTTGACTTGTGTACGCCATGATGTTTACTCCGCTTCTTTAGGAACTTGCGCTTCAGCCTGTTCTTTAATCTTTACGATAAGAGGCCACACGCCACTACTCGAGGGCAGTTGCCCCAAAGTTTGTAATACAAAGTTAATCTCGTTAACGTCTAACTCTAATTTCATCATGCACTCCAAGGCAATGCTGTATTTGCAGGGCTAACAGGAGGTGTAATCATTGAGTCAATCTGTCCTTGAACACACGCTTGTGCGCTTGCAATAGCGGACTCAGGAATCCAACCAATGACGATTGCTTCTGTGAGGCTTGCATAAGGCACTATTGCACCCTCTTGGTCAGCAGAGTTGAACTGAGTGTTGCCACCAATAGAGGCAGTGTTAGTGCCATCTACGCCAGTGACTTCCCATAAAGCGTTGACCACATAGTTGGGGTCAGGCTGTTGCAGGGTATACATTGCTGTGATGCGGGTTGTAAAAGTTGTGGTCATGATTTATTTTTCAGTTAGTTAAAGTGCGGCAATTACAAATGCCAAGAGTTCATCGTAACGCAATCCAAGTCGTGTGACTGCAACAGCGCCTTGATCTGTTGCTTTAAACGGCTTATTTTCTGCGTCAACATCTAAGCCATTAATTTCATACCAAGTATCTGAGCAGAACAGCGCATATCGAGCGGGGTCTAAACCTTCTGCAACAAAAGCGGTTTGCACTTCTTGAGCAATCAATCCCACGTGAATTCTTGCTCCATCACCTTTTTTAGCTACAGCATCTTTGAAGCGGTACTTTTTAATAAGTGATTTGATTGAAATTGCAACACGCTTTTCAGCATCATCAAGATTTGCAACATCTTGCTTTTGGTTTGCATCAGATGTATTGATTGTCCCTGTCGTAGCGTAAACAACACTCCAACGGCGGTTACTGTTTCCAAGTGCTTGTGTCCCGTCTACACCACCAATCAGTTGAGGATGAAAACGGTCGGTGTCCATCGTATAGTAGGTCGTGTTATTAAACCTAAAATTTTGAGAGCCGTTATAAGTAGCAACGTAAGTAGTATTCCCATCCCCATCAGACAGCACGATGTAGTTGCTTGCTGTGCGAATGTCTAGGCCACCTTGGTTGCCTGTGTAAGCACCAAGGATGGTGTTCTTAGCGCCAGAAGTAACAAGATACCCAGCACCGCTACCAATAAAAGTATTAGCCGCACCAGTTGACGCTTGACCAGCATAGAAACCAATGAAAGTTCCATTTGCGGCATTACTAGAATAGCCAGCCTGATAACCAAAAAATGCACTTGAATTTGCAGTAGTGTTTGTATATGCCGCCTGTGTTCCAAATACTGTATTTTGCGTTCCAGTCGTATTGCTATATCCCGCCTGATAACCTACAGCAGTATTGTTAGATGCTGTGGTGTTAGAGTAGAGGGCTGAATTTCCCAACGCTGTGTTGGTAGCACCTGTTGTATTAAACGCTAAAGAATACCAACCCATTGCTGTGTTGTTGCTTGCTGTGGTGTTGTTAGCCAATGCAACATGGCCTACTGCTGTGTTTAATGTGCCAGTTGTATTTACTTGTAAAGCAAAACTGCCAAATGCCGCATTTTGGTTTCCTGTCGTATTAGCCGCCAAAGCACTAGCACCCACCGCAGTATTGGTAGACACAGCACCTGCACCACGGCCTACAGTCAACAAGTTTATTGTTCCTGTTGTGGTTAAGGTAGTAAAAGCACCAGTAGATGCTGTAGTAGCACCCACAGTACCATTGATGTTGATAGAGGCTGTACCTGTTAGATTAGTTACAGTACCGCTAGAAGGTGTACCCAAAGCACCATTGAACAATACTGGCGCACCAGCAGAGCCTGTATTAACCGCTAGAGCAGTAGCAATGCCAGTACCTAGACCTGATACACCTGTACTGATAGGAAGACCCGTAGCGTTCGTTAAGGTTGCGCTAGTGGGTGTTCCAAGAATAGGAGTCACCAAGGTAGGAGAGGTAGCAAATACTGCTGATCCTGTTCCTGTCTCGTCTGTCAAAGCACCCAAAAGGTTAGCAGAACTAAACGAACCCAAAGAGGTAGCATTGCCAACAGAAGTGACTGCACCTGTTAAGTTAGCGTTAGTAGTGACATTACCCGCAGTCAGACCAGAGGCAGTGCCTGTGATGTTTGTGCCTACCAAGGCAGATGGAGTTCCTAAAGCAGGAGTAACTAGAGTAGGCGAGGTAGCGAATACCAAAGCACCAGTACCAGTTTCATCTGTTACAGCAGAGATTAGATTTGCACTTGAAGGAGTAGCTAGGAAAGTTGCAACGCCTGTTCCAAGACCAGAAACACCTGTACTGATAGGCAAGCCAGTAGCATTGGTTAAAACACCACTAGAGGGCGTTCCAAGGGCAGGAGTAACTAATGTTGGGCTATTGGCAAACACCAAAGCACCTGATCCTGTTTCGTCAGATACGGCAGAAGCTAAGTTAGCACTGGATGGTGTACCCAAGAAAGTAGCTACACCCGTACCCAAACCACTCACACCTGTAGAGATTGGCAGACCTGTGGCGTTTGTCAAAGTACCAGAAGCAGGAGTTCCCAATGCGGGAGTCACCAGTGTTGGCGAGTTTGACAACACTACATTGCCTGTACCAGTAGAGCTAGTGACACCAGTACCACCATTTGCTACTGCCAAAGTACCTGTAATGTCGGCAGTAGAAAGAGTGACCGCATCCCATGAAGCGTTAGTACCATCACTTTGAAGATACTTGTTAGCCGCAGAGGTTTGGCTTGGCAACAGGTTATTGAGAGCCGCAGTAGCCGTAGAAGCACCAGTACCGCCATCAGCAACTGCTAAGTCTGTAATACCAGTAATAGAACCACCAGTAATTGCGGCAGCAGAGTTGTCTGTCTTAGTCGCAACAGCAGTAGCAATGTTATTGAACTCAGTATCAATCTCTGTACCTCGAACGACCTTGAGTGGATCACCAGGCGTGAGGTTATCCTTAGTGGCGAAATTTGTGGACTTTGTGTAATTCGACAAGATTATTCTCCTTGTGTCAGATAAGCTAGTAACATTTCTAATTCTTGCAGAGTTGCATAACCTTTTATGCGATTAGCTTTCCAAGAGATAATTTGAATGTTATCTGGTGTGTAACCTTTTGTTGAATCTATGCGGTCAATACTAGGACTATTTTCTCTAAATCCTGCGTTATTGAATTCTAGTTTCATACCAAATATTGGGCAACACCCATCTTCAGGAAATATATTTTTAATATCTTCTACTGAAATGTTGTGTTCTCTATCTTTATTTTTTGCTCGTTGCTTTGAGGCATTGATAAGCATTTGCAATCGATAAGTGTAATCTTTACGCCTATTTTTTTGATAACTTCTTTGATAGTCTAGCCTTAACTCAGGATTTTCTAGTCTACGCTTTGCTTGATAAGCAACATCACATGGGCGACATTTATATTGCAGTCCATCAGGAGATGCTTTGTTTTTTGTAAATGATGTAAATGGTTTCGGTTCTTTACAACTATTGCAAATCTTTGTTGATTGAACAAAATTAAGAACAGTACTCATGATATTTTCCCGTTCTTAGATTGAATTTCAATCTTCTGAATTGACAGTTGAGTGCCGTTGATAGTGGTTTCGTAACCTGTTTGAACAATTTTACCCGCACCAGAAGCATTAACGTCTAGTGTCTTAATCAAGAGTCCACCTGAGTATTCAGCTACTCCGTACTCAGCAAGGCCATACTCATAGTTTGCTTGTTCAGGGATAAAAGCATTTCCTGACAAATAGTTGGCAGCAAAGTCAAATCCCCACTTGATCGTCACGAATTGGTTAGACCCGCCAATAACGATGGTCTTGATTCTCTTGAGAATAGAAATTTGATTCTGATTACCAAGGTCTGCATGGTTCGTAAAGTAGCTCAATCGGTAAGTAGAAGTGTTATCTAAGAAACTTCCATACTTGCCAATAAAACCTAGTTTACCAATGTACAGATCACCATTCCTAAGTGAATACAAAGCAGTAGGAGTAATAGAGTCCCACTTGGTTACTCTAAAAGCACCATCTTGTAATTGCATCTTTGTATCAAAACAAAAGACTTGACCTGTTACTGGTAGGGTCAACAAGTAAAAGGCATTCTTTTCTGAGTAAACAGACTTCAGATTAGCCAGAGTCTCTACTGCCAAAGATGAAATAAGGTCAGAACGCACATTCTTGGACAAGTCTCTAAGTGGTGCAGACTTTTCTTGGATTGTCCTCATCAGAGAACGAACACCTGAGTCTGACAAGAAGATCACATCAGTACCAATTGACTGAATAGTGTCCCTAGCAATACATCCAATAGAGCCTACTGTGTCTGACAGAACCAAGGATGCGGGAGTAGAAGCACCTGAGTAAACAAGAATCTGACGTTTACCAAAGATAAAAAAGAAATCATTGTGAGCCGCTAGACCCATGATCTCATCAGCACCATTAGGCCATACCCTAGAAACATCCAATGTTCCTGAAGTACCACCAGACCATACATGACCCGCAATCAGATCAGAGAAGGTAATAGTGACCTTATCTGTGGATGTATTAGCCACCCACAAACGACCAAATGCTGAGATAGCAATGTTTGCTTGAGGAACAGTAGCCACATAACCTGATTTCTCAGACACTCTGCGATAAGTAGTTGTACTTACTGCGGGGTCAAATATTAGTGGATCGTGACCAGTTTGGAAGAAATAAGCTATGCCATTCAAAGATGCACATTGCCAATTACTTGCCGTGATAGTAGGGGCTGTTCCTCCACCACCATAGGTCAACTCAGTCACTGCGTTAGAAGTACCAAGTTTAAATAACTTGTTGTTTCCCGCAAACAGAACAGTCAAAGTGCCATCAGTTTGGACTAACTCATGGATTACACCCACATTGTTAGAGCCTAGATTACCTGATGAGGCGTTAACAAGAGTGTATCCTTTACGTGCGCCAATACGACCAAATTGGTCAATCACGCAATTAGAAGCAGTTAAAGCAAAGCCAGAAGATAAATCTAAGGGCGAGTCTTGCGTGTTCAGGCCAAAGAAGCCTGGTGCGCTAATGCTTTGACTTTGTAGAGGAGCTGCCATTAGACCGCCACAAAGTTGTCTTCAGGGTAACGAGTGCTTTCCAATGCAATAGCGTCAGATAGCATTCCACGGAACAAAGCGTACGCTTCATTAGAAGCAGTGCCTCCATCCTCACCACGCTCAATCAAACCACGAGCATAGGCACTTTGAGTCACCAAATAATCCAATACCTTGACTGAAGTGCCATCAGCAGACAAATTAGCCTGTGGGATGGTTAAATCAAACTTCAGTGTGTAAACACCATCAGGAACGGGAAACAGGTCAACCTTTGTGTCACCACTACCATCTACACCACTAAAGCAGAACTCTGAAGGAATAGACTGTGAAGGTGTACCAAAGTTCAACTTGCGGTTCATATCCGCAACAGCAATGTTATCTAAGGTAATAACACTTGTGGTGTTAATAGCATCATTGATACGGAACTTTTGACCCGCACCTGTCAAAGCGTATGAACTTGTGCCACTGGTAGTAGTAACTGTAATTGTTTGTCCCAAGACATTCCAATTATAGGAATCTTCAATTTGACGTTTAGCATCATTGACAAACTTGCCAACCAATGCGGAATAAGTTGTTTCTGAGACTGTAGAAACAGTTGTCTCACGCAATCGAGTGAGAACATCGTTAACAAGTTCTAAGTAGGTCATGTTCTTTGCGCTCCTGAAACTTCAAATGTGGCAATAAAACTGAATGTACTTGCACTTTGAGTAGTAATTTGAATTCTATCGCCTTCTTCTAAAACGATATAAGCATTGCCATCAAACTGAAGGTATTCTTTAGAAGTTAAGTCGTAATTAGTAAGAATATCCAAGGTAGTAGCCGAACTTGCGTCATACCATTGAACAGTAATGTGCTTAGTCGAACCGCCAGTGTTGTGAATGTACATCACAGTAAACTTGGCGTAATAACCCGTAGGAACTGTATAAACAGTTGTCAGCGTAGCCGCTGTGGGGTTAATTCCGACTGATACTGGCCTCATTTACTATTCCTCTTAGAGATCGCTTTAGCTTTAGCTTTAGCGTCTTCCTTGGACGTTGCGCCCCAAGCTCTAAGAGAAAGTAAAAGTCGGGTAGGCTTTCCATCTTTCATCTCAGCGCCAGGCATATTGCCCATACGTGCTAAAAAACTAGATC